TTAAATCTTCTGTTTAAAACGCTTGTATCTCCAATATACATAAGCTAAGACTACGAGCAATAACAACCAAAAAATATACCTTAATGGTGTACTTTGAGTGTGTTTTCGTATTTGCTCAGCTTGCTGTATTTCGTGCTTTCGAACTTCAGTTTGAGCACTTGCGTAGGATTGCTTATATAGAGTAGTATCAGCCTGCTGTAAGCTCTTAGAATGGGCTCTGATAGCTTTAATTTTCACCTTGCCATTGCGTACCCTTATAGTCTCACTATTGCCGTCCCGAGTGCGGGTATAGGTGAGTTCTTTAGCATTGCCAAGGCTGTCTTTGTCGTTTTCGAGTTCAATCTCGAAAGACGTGGCGGACAGATCAGACCATTCAGACTTGTAAGACTGCTGAACAAAGAGCTGGGAGCTATCTTTATAGGTGATAAAGTGCTCTTTCTGGACTTGCCTTTGTGTGTAGGTTTCTACTTTTTTGGTTCTGCAACCAATCACTGACAAAAGGAGTAACATTGATAATAAAACTCTTTTCATACATAGTTATTTTGCTTGTTCAATCATTTTAATCACTTTTTTCAAAGTATCCGCATAGTTAGGAGCGGTAGCGTAACCCGCTTTAGCAACCTCCTCTGCAAACTTATAGGGGTCACTTTTCACTTTCAATGCCTCTGCATAGCGTTCGTTTTTGATGAAGAATTGAGCGTGGTCAGTGAAACTCTCTTCTGGGGTATCGTACTTCCTAAACCAATCCCTCACCACGTACAGATATTTGCCGTCCGCACGCTTAGTAATGCTGATAATCTCAGGAAAAAGTCCCTTTGTTACCATAGGCACGGAAAGTACCTCCGTAGTACGCACTAACTGCTTCTTACTTGCAGGCGTATCCTTGCTAGCTTTCACCCCGAACATCATATTTTCGGGCACATTCTTGCCCCAGCCCGTTTCTAATGCCGATTGCGCCAGTATGAATAGGTGTGATATTCCCGTTTTACGCTGAGTCTCGAGGGCGTAAGGCTTGTATTTTGTTATAAATTCTTTAGGAGTCATAATGATTTTCAATATTAAAAGTTTTATAAAATTTCTTGTTAATAATACATTGACAAACTTAAAGCCTAAATTATCTAAGTTTTCCTATAAGCTCAGAACCAACTACTATATAATAAAGTACTACCCAATAGAGTCAATGGAAAAGGTCAAACTCAAAATCTTCACGTGTAAGAAAGTCAGCATTGACTGAAAAAGATATGTAGCATATAAATAATCATTAAATAAACAAATATTTTTAACAGCATACGACCTATTTTACGACTTTCGTGTTTTCCTTTCCTACGATACGAGGTTGCCATACCCGTTTATCTATTCGAATATTAATAAAATTACAAAAGCAATCAAAAAAATGGTTAAAACCAAATAGGAAATGAATAGTAGCAAATAAGAGCGACATAATAACATCTATTTTAAAAAAAGTATTGAAAAAGTATGTCCAAGGGAAGAGTGTAATAAGTCTTTAAAATCTCTAAACCCAAATCCTTGTAATATGTAATTTAGTTTTGTCATAGTAATGAATAAAATAATTGTAAACAATTACGATGTCGGTAAAATAACTACAAACCTCTTAAAAAACTCAGTAATTATAATGGGAGATGTAAGTAGAGTAAATTCTAATTCATAAACATTATTTCCTTTATTATTTGAATAGAATAGTATCCCTTGATCGTGAAACAATATTTCTTTTCCTATTTCTACTCTAACCTCTCTGTAATTAAATGCAGGTGTTTGTCCGTTTAGTTTTTGAATAATTACTGAAAACATAAACTTATTACAGTGTGCTATCTTAAAACTTTGATAATTACGAACCAATTCTTCAAACCTATTAAAATACACCAAAGATTCAATTGTAGGATGTAAAGAATAATGTGATTTAAAAAAAATAGGAGAATTATCAGACATATAAAAAGTCATATTAGTATACCCGTTTTCATTAAAATCAAATTGATAAACGCCTGTTTTATTAGGATTGTGTACTAAGTCAATATGAAACTCGGGCTTAATAGGGTTATTTCCCCACAAAAAATATTGAATAGGATTCATCTTTTTCTTTTGTTTTTAGATTTCAAGTAATTCCAAAAAGCAAACCTCTTTCTTGTTTTTACATATTCAAGATCAGCTTCATTCTCGTAAGCCTCTCTTTCAAAAACAATATTTAGATATCCAAGATTTGCAGATTTGTAAATAAAAATCTTCCTCAACCAATCCAACACATACCACACATAAAAGGGTAATACTAACAACTCCTTCTGCTGTTTTATGTGAATGCGTTCGTGGTTGATAAGAACTTTGTCGTGTTTATCACTTTCATTCCTTACGAATATAAAGGGGTAGAGCGTAATTGCTCTATACCCTTGTGGAACAAAAAATGTATTTTTTCTTATCAAAGCCATTTGTTATTTACTTTGTTGTTTTTTAGGTTTAAATATTTCTTATATCAATATAACAATCATTTTCACAAATACTTACTACGGCTGTAGAGCCTTTTTTACCAGTGAAAGTAGTGTCTCCTGTATAGATAATGTTCTTCCCTGTACAGATAAAGGTTACTGTTCCATAATCAAAAACCTTACGAAAAGAAACTGACCCCATATTCTGAATTTGGTTTAGCTCAATACTACAAGCATTGGCAACAAAAACCACTTGATTTTGATGGTTTACATTTAAAGTTGTGTTTTCACCAACTCTAACACCAGCACTTATAACATCATCATACCAAGCAAGCTGTTTAAAAAAACCTGCATAACGAACTCCATCAATACTGTGTCTTACGCTCAAACGAGTTCCATAAATGTAATGACTCATTAGAAATTCTAACGAAGATGCCGAAGAACCACTTCGCCTAAAGACCAACAATAAACCTCCCCAATCATCATTACCATATTTTACAACATAAGAACCTGAAGGCCTATTTACAAAATCATTCAGTTTGCTTGCCTCAATTTTGAAACCTTCTTGCATTTTTTCTTCAAAAAAGTTTTGTGTATCAATGAAAGTGTTAGGTTTCCCTTCTATATCTCCCCACGAATGTTTATGATTCTTGTCAGCTTTATCATCAATCTGTTTTTTTAAGTCTTGTGCCGTACCCGTATAATCTCCTTTTGGTAAGAGTCCCGAAATATCTACTTGATGAAGTCCCTCTAACTTCTCTTTATATTCATTAGTAAAATCATTAGAACTTAATTCTTTCCCCTCTACCTTATCCACTTTTTTGTCAAATAACACCTTATGTGCTTGTGTATCGTTTAGGTGATTGCTCAATTGTTCAGCTGAAGCTGTACCTTCTACGAGTTTATCCAAACCCTCTACGCTTGCCATTGGTATCTTTTCGCTTTTGTGCCAAAAACTATCTAACCACGCCCAGAACTGCTCTTGTGTTGGTTTTTTAAGGTTAGAAAACCACTGCTTTAAAGTTTCTATTGCTGTCATATCGTTTAGTTTAAAAATTAAAATCCTACAAATTCTATAAAACGAATCACTCGGTAAGGAGGCATATTGTTGTGAGGTTTTTCACCTCCACTAAATATCGTTGTTCTATCCATTTCTAATCCTCTATTATCGTGATCAGTATCTCCCGAACCAATACCCCCGTGAATATAAACTGTCCCTCCATTTTCAGAATAATATATATCTTTATAAGGTATCGTCAGTTTAGGCATTTCTGCAACTGTAAGGGTATGTTCCAATTCACCTCCTGCAAATAATATTTGTTCTAATCGGTAGCCACTGTTACCATTGGGATCATAACCCACAGCCATACGTCCTCGTAAAGGTTCATACTCTCTCCAGCCTTCTGGTAAAGGAATATTAGCTGGTTTACCCCAAATAGCCACCAACCCCAAAGGTACCGTTTTCTTTACACGTTCCTCCAATTTCTCCAAGCGTTTCAGTAAAGAGGTTTCTTCTGTAAAAGATTTCTCCTCTATTTGCCTGTTACTTAATACCCGCTTAAAGTTCGTCCACGGATAGCTCTTTGTACTACTTCCAAAAGTAGCTACTTTTTCCACAAGTACTGTTTTCTGTGAGCCGTCTTCAAAAATTTTAGAAGTGTTCACTTCCTTAATAAACACGTGAGAGCCAAGAGTCGTGCCTTGAAAAGGATATACCTCTCCTTCAATAGCTACTACTCCGTCTGACACTGTATTCCCTACTACTTCACACCCCGAAAGAATAATTAAATCTCCTGAAATACCACTCATTGCATTGAATATCTTATAAGCATTCTGCATATAACTTAATACATCAGTAGTTAGTGGGAAGCCTCCCGTTTGGTTTACATTGATACTGTTCATAATGTTCTATACTTCTATAATATATCGTTTACTCGCTAATTTGTAAAAGTCTATTAGGGCTTCTATCTCAAAGAAACGGTACTTTCCTATTTCACTTGTAGGAATCTTCTTCGCCTCCCATATCTCCAAAGGTATTTTTACGATAAAGTCTACTCCTGTATCGCTGTAATCTACCTCACGATGTAAATACATAGTCCCTAAAAACTTCGGTTTTTGTTCTCCTTCAGTATAAAGATACTGTCCTTTGTACTGATTGCCGTCCCATATGCGTATGCGCCGTTGCTCAATATCGAATGCATCATTTAGCGCTTTGCGTAAGTAACACACTTGCCCATTCAGTCCAAGTTTCTTAATATCCAAATATCTCTTCTGAATAAAGTCATAATACAACTGACTGATAGGAGCACTAAGCGTTCTTATCCATCCTACCATTCTTGCCTTTCGCAAAAAAGAAGGTATAAGTAGAATGACCAATTTTTCTATTTTGAAATTAAATATCATTTTGTGATGTATTTTATTTGTGAAGCATTCCAGTCTACCTCAAAGTAACCACTTTGCGGTATTTGGGTAACTCCTATGTTTTGTAATGCTCCATAGCCTTTGGTCTCGGGGTCTATCCACGCTGTTTTGAGTTCTTTTAAGTGAGGTATTTTCACCCCATTGGCTTGTTGCAAAGCGTCTACAAGGTGCGCTACAATAAGTTCTCCATTAAAAGGTAAGTTTTTAAGATACCCCTCTATGGCTTCTTGTATAGGGCGTTTGCCGTAAAGCACATCGCTTCCATTACTATCCAATACTAACGGGTCGTAATACACATCAAGGTTCAGAACAAGTTTATCAGGCAGATAATTAATAACCGTAGTGCGTACTCCAGCATCTTTAATTTCTGATAAATAACCGCTAAAAGCATTTTGTTCATCTGCTGTAATAGGCTGTAACCGTCCCCCGTTTTCAGTGGCTATCTTTACTATCAATCTACCGTCATTACTCTCCACCACTGCCGAGTATTTTATAATCTTACTCGCCTCTACCTGCTCCTTTGTCTTATCTTTGTTGTTAAACTTATCGCTGTCGGGTAAGAGGTCAAAACCATACTGAAAAGCAAGTGCTTTACTTCTATACCACCGTGCAGTATGAGGTTTTAATTCAGTAAGGCGTTTATCAATATCTGTCCTATGTAAGTCGAATAACTTTTCTAAGCTCCAAATAGCTACCGAGATAATATAAACCCACAGTCGCCATATAGCTACTCTTGAGTTTGAGTTAAGTCCGTTCAGAGCGTCTTCTCGCTCTTTCGCATTATAGATAATCTGTTGTATTTCTTGTATTGTACGTGCCATAATTCCGTAAATAGTGAAAAGTGAATAATTACTGTCCGTCGTGGCTCACGACAAAATCTAAGTTTATCGCCCATATGCTAATACCTTCCTGGCGTTCGCTTATTATTTTGTCCTCTTGCGTAAAAGCAGTTGCAGGCTGTATCTTCTTTGCGATGTAGTAGGTCAAAATATCATTATTAGTGAATGTTTCTGTAGGTATTGTTAATACTTTTCCTGCTACCACATCATCGGTAATACTCAAATTGTTGAGCATTGCCAATTCAAAGATGCTTTCAATAGTCCCTGTGTGCTGTAAAGCAAGGTCTAAAAGACTCTGATTATGTAAAACTACTACTTGCATTATTCTTTTGATTTTCCATTTAGTTGCTTGTATTTCTTTAATTCAGTTAATAGCCCTTCAACAGAGTTTTCTAAATCTTTAATACGCTGATTTGCTTTTTTGAGCTCCTCAATAGCACTTGCGTATTTAGCCCCTAAATCTTCTATCATTTCTCGATAGATTTTCACGGCTTTATCCACATTCTCAAGTTCGCTGGTCTGAAGTTCCATACGTTGCTTGGGTCTACCAAAGAACCAACCCACTACTCCCGATAGTACCATTCCTATAAACGATACAAAATGTTCTTTAAGTCCTTCTATGATTATTCCCATTGTGTTATTATGATAATTTACTAATCTACTAATTAATTGTTCCTTTTCCTATACCAGTAGTAACTCCTGTATAAGTGCCTGCCAGTACAGGTATGCCCGTTTGCACTATTACCTCTCCACTCTTTACATAAGCTTCAATGAGAGAGGCAAGTCGCTCGGCATATTCTTCCATTCCTGCTTCTGTTTTAGTAAGCATTTCTTGTTGCAGGCGTATAATTCCTGTTTTTAGTGCTTGTTTATCTAATGCCATAAGTTTAGTGCTTAGTTTTTAGTAGTCAGTTGCAAGTACTTGCAACTGACTACTAACTACTTATTACTGTAATAATTCGTTTATCTTATTATTAATCTCCTCAAACTTCATCACGTTGTTCGGAGAAAAATTTCCTACACCCGAAGGTGTTTGTATTACCGCGTTTTTAAGTTCCGTTAGAAGCTCGTTTAAAAGACTTTTTAAATCCACTTCCCCGCGTTGCAAGTGCAAGCCTGCTTTGTCTATTGTAAGCTGTGTTTCTTCTATACGTAAGCTCACGCTCTCTATCTCACTATAAGCCACCACGTAGTAGCGGTTCTCGTCTTCCCCAATCGAAGCTATCAACACACTACTCCCCTCCTTGGGGAAGAGATAAAACCGCTCAGCATTATCGTTAATCACCGAAGCTAAGCGCACGGTATATTGTAGCTCGTCGTCCTTCACCTCACACGTGCCTTGTGCTTTGTCTACCGATACCACTTCTACGGCTATGGTAGGTGTTTTGCGTCTTCCTATCTGCCTAAGCCCTTCTGCTAATTCTCTGTCTATACTCATAATTTTGCTCCTATGGTTACTTGTCGACGTGCGCCATTACGTCCGAAGGTAATTTCTACTTTCTTAATAAAGTAGCGCTCATCTATCTCTTTCAATTCATTATCTATCATATGAGCTTGCATACCCCTCGTCGCAAAAGGGACCAAGAAACTCGTTATAGAGCCGTCAAAGCCATCGTATTTCAGCCTTTCCATCTCGGCTCTTGCCATTTCTCGTAGCTTAGGTTCCTCACTTACTGCCGAAGTATGAAAGGTTCTTAGCTCACCATCAGGATCACCCTCTTCCACTGTCTTCTTTTTATTGTTTTTGTCGATATAAGTGTAACGTACTTTCAGTTTGCGTTCCTCCTTAGTCCTATACTCCAAATCATTGGCAACAATATTGTAATTGAGGTCATAGCGTGCTGTTTGCCCTATATTGGTAAGCTCCGAAAGTCCTGCGTACAGCTTGCCTTCATCATTGACAAACACGCTTAGCCTAAACTCTTCTTTCAGCTTCTCCAATACCTGCGTACCGTTCGCATTGCGAATAATCCACTGGTCTAAATGCATTTCTGGAATATTGTCCGCCAGCACAATAGGCGTGTCCTTCACAACTTCCTGCAATACTTCTCTAAGTGTTGTTTTTTGCCACGACTTGCTGATATTTTTACGTCTAAGTAAGTACATAGCGTCTTCACATTCTATGCTTACAGGAATGCTCGGTTTAACCTTCTTTACATAGCCTTCAAACTCCACTCCGCTATACACACCCTCATAAGCAAGGGTAACACTCACTTTGTCACCCACCTTGATAGCCTTTTCAGTATAAAGGCTTTCGCCCCCTTTGGCTACTTTAAAATGGGTTGGCAGTTCAATCGTACAGGTGTCCGCCAATTCGTCTACCGATTTGATGATTTTAACGTTGTGTACTGCTCTAAAAGTGTAATCACCTATCTTTATAATCGCTTGTAATACAAACATTAGTATATCTTGTTAAGTTGGGTTCGTTTCTCGTCTAATTCCGCATAAAAGTCCATATCCGATACAGCTTTAATGGTGTACTTCTGTATACCTTCTTTGCCTTCCATTTCCTCAAAGCTAATATCTTTGAGCACGATGTTACGAATGTCAAAAAGAGTAAAGAGCTTATTGCCTATCACCTCCAAACTCTCATTCTTTTCAAACAATTTGTTAAGGCTTTGTACTTGTGCCGTAGGATATTGATCGGGATTTTTGGGGTCTACACACAGTCCTCTTATGGTAATTTGCCAATCTTCAGTAGTGATATATTCCTTGACCTTACCTTTGCGTTGTTTGCCTACCGTTGCCGTTTCTACAATGGTTTTAGTAAGCGAAAAACTCACCAAAGGCTCATTGGGGAAAACCGTTTGCTCCCCCGATTTATCAGCCACTTTTAACGTCATAAAATACTGACTGCCATTACTGCGTGCCTCACTAATATTAGACAAACTCGGCAGTACAAATTTCGTCTTATTGTTTGCCCACCACTGCGGGAATGCTGGACCTACATAGTCCAAAAAAGCCCGTGCGGTGAGTTCTTTTATATCAAATTCCATAAATTACACTGTTTGCATTTGGTTTACACTGTTCACAATTCTCAAAAGCTCTTCTTTCAGTTGCGCCCCAAAGTTTTCCACTCCTTCCCGTACCGATGATACGTACACTTTGGTATCCGTGCCCAAGTTACCTATCTGTATGTTGATATGGGTTTGACGGGTACCTCCTGTTACAATATTATCTTTGGTTTTATTACCCATCTCTGAAAAAGGTGTGCTGGCAATAGGTGTTGCTAACGGACTTGTTTTTTGTCCCGTTTGTCCTATGCCTAACTTGCCCATTAGCCCGTCTTTCACACTCGAAAGGCTCTTAAACTCCAAAGAGTTCCACGCTTTACCAAAATATTCTTTTGCTTTAGCTCCTGCCTCACCTGCTTTTTTATAGCCTTCTGCTACCGATTTAGCACGTTCTTGCAAATCGTTTTGTATTTGGCTTATCATCGCTTGGTTCTCTTTACTATCTCCCAAACCTACAGCCTCTTTAAACTTATACCAAGCCAACTTACAGAGGTCTATACCTGCCATAAAAGCATTGACTGCCGTATTCCAATGAGCTTTGTAGGTGAGAATAAAGGCTTCCCACAAGTATTTCATTCCTTGCACAGTGTTATCCCACGCTTTACCCCAACCGCTCACGCCTACAATACAATAAGTGATGATAGCAATAAGTGCCACGATGCCTGCTATAATCAATACAATAGGATTAGCTAAAAAAGCTAAGTTCGTTTTAATTACTGCCCACGATAGTCGGTTCTGCCACGCTGCAGCAATAGCCATATAAGTGTTATGCAATGTGATAGCTGTAATAAATACTCCTAACACTCCTGCAATACCAAGGATTATGGGGTTCCCCTCTTGAAGTTTTTGAATAAACCAACTCAATCCGTCATTCAAAGCACCAAATACCATCGTAGAAAGTGCTACCAACGGAATCAGCAACGGACTTATAATCTCATATACTTTTACAGCTATAGATTCTATCGAAGCCATTAAAACTGTAAACCTGCCTTGTAGAGTGCTGTTCACATTCTCAGCTCCTTGATAAAAATCTCCTTGTGCATCAGTTGCCCATCGGAAAGCCTCAGCCAACTCTCTTGCCGAAATTCCTCCTTTGTCCATTCGCTCTTGCAGAGAGGTCATAGTCTCGCCCGTCCGCTCACTTATCACTTGCAAAGGATTAAATCCTGCCTGTTGCATCTGTGTGAGTGTAGCTTCTTGCAATTTCCCTTGTGTGGTCACTTTGGCAAAGGCAGTAGCTAAGATTTCTATCTTTTTGCTATCCCCCAAGGCAATATCTCCTATTTGTTTGAGCATTCCTAATGCTCCTTCAGGAACCAACCCTGCTCCCATCAAACTCTCTTGAGCCTTCACAAGCGATGGTACTTCATAAGCCGTTTGCCCACTGTATTGTGTGAGATTCTGATGTATTTCTTGTGCCTTTTGCATATTACCTTGCACAAAAGTAGCCAGACTCATCTTTTGGGTGTCTGCCGTAAAACCTTGCTTAAATATTTTCTGTAAAGACGAGATAGGGTCTATAATGTTATTAACCACCTCCTTTAACCTTTTAGTCTGATCAAAGAAAGAAGATATCGTGTTTTTTGGATTTTCTGCCATTTATAAACTTTTTTCTTTACTTTTTTATTCTCCATACGATTCACTCTCCTTTTGGCGAATCCATTCCAGTTCTTTCACTCGCATAGCCCACTCAGTATCATTGAGGGCATCGGGATTGGCAATGTGCATATAGTAACGCAGTGAGGCATTGGTAATACGCAACCAATCCCGAGGCTCGTCAATTTCCGCACTGCTTAAAGCTTTTCCAAGGTAGCTTCTTTAATCTGTATCAATTCGCCAAGCTTACTGCTTGCCGAAAGGAAAAGTGCATCATCAGTCTTAATCTCTTCATCTCCTCCCAACCAACAGTTGGTGAGGATAGCCTCATTAAACTTCATCGGGTCTTTCGTTGCCAATGTCGAAGCATAACTCAGGGTAGCGCGGTCAGGCGTTCTCAAGTATGCTACTTTGTCATCTACTCGCAATACAAATACTTCTTTGTACTTCGCTTTCCATTGTTTGATTTGTTCTTTTGTTACGTCCATTTTTTATCAATTTGCTAATTTCTAATTTCCCCGCCTATGTGGCTCGCTCCCGACTGTCGTGCTACGACTGTGGTTCACACCTACGATTGGCGTTTTACGTCAGTGAAAATAATAGGGAGCTCTACAACCATATTTTTATCCCCCTGCTTCATTGCCTTTTTCACTTCGGTAAATTCCACATTCTTGAGAATATCGGTTACTATTTGTCCACCTTCTGAGGGCACGTAAGCAACAACCAAGTCGAAGTTAAGGTTCAAAATGTCGTTGTTTTTGGCATCACGCGTCATTGCTTCCAATTCACTTTGCCAAATGCTCAACTTCCCCTCAAAACTGTGATTACCTCTTACAATGCTCAAAGGTTTACTCCCACGTCCGTAAAGCGCCGATTTCTCTTTTTTCTCAGTGTATTCTACTTCTGTCACCCCGGCAATAATACGTCCTCCAAAGGCAATCGAAATATCGCTCCACGCATACTGTTTACTACTAAATGTTCCCATTTTTTTTCTAATTTATTAATCTACTAATTTATTAATTTGCTAATTTTCTGCCCGTCGTGCTACGACTAATTTGCTAATTCTCTGCCCGTCGTGCTACGACCTCACACCTAATTTTCTTCTTTCTTTGTGGTAAAACCAATATTCACCTCAATAAAATCAGCATAACCCACAGGAAGGAGTTTTAGCCCTACTACCACTTTACCTGTTTGCAACACCTTCTGTTCAGGGTCTATATTGATGTTCACTGCCGATAGCTCCCCTTTCGAAACCATTTCGCTTTGCAAAGTGTTCTCCAACTTGGTTTGCCAACTCTTGATAATAGCAGGGTGAATACTTCCCTCTTCTGAAAGTAACACCTCATCGCTTAATTCCTCTACCAAAGCCCCATAAGCAAGAAGTAACGCCTTGTCCATTACCAATCCGCTACTGAGACTCTTAAAATCATCAGTAGGTTTGGTAAGCGTATTATCTCCTGAAAAATAGTAGCCTGAACGTCCTACGAAGGTACGAAAGAAAATATACCCTTTGTCGTCTAGGGCGTCCCACTGGTCAGCTTTGCTGTCAATAGTAGTTCCGTCAGTAAAATAAGCCACCAATGGCAATACACTACCGTCCTTCACGCGGTGAATTTTGCGCTGTACGGGTATAGCACTCATTTTTCCTAAGAACAAACCTACTGATGCTTCTTTCTCCTTATCGTCATTACCGATAAAGCAAGCCACTTTGTTGAGTTCGTTTTCCGAGAAATTAGTAAGGTCAGCTACTTTGCCGTTCCAGCTGTTGCCCGATACCACTACTCTAAAAGGCATATACTTCTTTTCAAAGTGCTCTGCAATAGCTTGCGCTTTCACTACGGCTGTTTGTACATCAGTGTCTAAGCCGGCAGCAATAGTTTCGCTACCAGTTGCTTTTTTCACCACACCCAATACCCTAATAGCACCTTTGGCATCAGCTATGAGAGTTGGAGCAAAAGCACCATCTTTGTCAAGCATTGCAGTCATAGTCGTAGCGTCCGATACGAGCATTACCCACAGAGGTGTACCCGTAGGAGCTTGGTCGTAAAATGCTTTAATATGCTTGTAAGCAAAAGCATTTTCAGCTTCCGAAATACCTAATGCTACGGCTTCGTTTAAGGAAAATACTTGGTACGATTTCCCGAGTTCTACCTTACTGGCTACTCCACTACCTGTAATAATAAGACCAGTAACTTTTTGAATGTTATTGCCTGTACGGTTCATACCATCCTTGGCAATGTTAAATAATACTTTTGGTAATCCCATTTTTTAATTATGTGTTTTTGTTAATTATTTAATAAATGTCCCCCTACCCCTCCCTTATTATATCCTTAATTGTAACTCTACTAATAAAAAGGCAAAATAGCTAAAAACAACGGTTCTCTATTAACTCTCAATCGTTAAAGGCTTTCCTCTTTTTTAGAATTGTTACCAGGGCGGTCAGTAGCGGTTACTATTATTTTATCACCTGTAAGCGAAGGATTAGTAACCGTAGTGGTGTACACCCATTTGCCCTGTACAAGAGTAGCGCTACCTTCTTCCACAAGAGTAGCATCGTGGTCTTCAATACGCACTTTCACAGCTACGACCTTAAAAGCATCGCCCGCCTCTATCATTATTTTCTCTCCTGTGGCACTACCTGTATAGCCTGAATGGTCTATATGAGCAATTTTAGGAGCGCGCAAATAGTCAGTCATCGCCATATTATAAGCCGATACATTCCTGCGCTTTTTAGCCTCTGCTGTATAATCCTCTTTTAGCGAAGGGTCTTGCAAAGCGTTTTTGGCATATGCCGAAGCTCGTATAAATCTCTCTTGTTGTGCTTTCTGAGAAGCACTGGGAGCTTTGGTGTGTGAAGGAGGGGTAGCGACAATAGTTTCTCCTCCGCGTTGGCGAAATACAAACACTTTCCCTACTTTACCACTAAGCCCTGTAATGGCATAGTTTGATTTACTTTTTCCCATTTCTTTAATTTTTTTTGTTATACATTATTTTAATTGTAAGTGCACTTCTATCGTTTGTTTTACGGTGCAAAATTCCGGCGGTTTTTTCAGTTCTGAAAATCGGCAAACAAGCCTTGTACTTATTTTCACCAACCATTGTACTAATTTGGTACAAGCGTTGAACGTCTTTTTCCTTACCTCATCTATATGTACGACCTTTGCACCATCAACAAATAACAAATGTGTAAAATGAAAGATTTACTCTTAATCAAAAACGATTTGCACCTTGCTGAAGGTGATTTTCAAGTAGGCTTATCTGAGCCTCAACATCAAAAAGCTATTCTTACTGCCGAAAAAGGACAGTGGAAAGAGCACCCCGAAGTGGGGGTGGGTATTGCCCAAATGCTCGCCGACGACCTTTATACCGAAATGCTCATTGAGGTAAAAAAGCAATTGGAGTACGACGGTATACCCGTGAAAAACGTAACCCTTACCCCTCAGGGCTCACTGCTGATAGAATAATAGCTCCCCCTTTGTGGGGACTATCTTTCGGCATAACCGCCCTGAAAAGAAAGTATTGCTACAATAGTACGAGGTGATAAAAACATAATGTTCGCCACCTCCTCTACAAGAGCATCTACCTTCCACTGAGGGTGCTTGGCACTCAGTTCTTCAAAAAGTTGACGCACTTTTTCATTGCGTTTTTGCAAGCGTTCTTTGCGCTGTTGTGTATTATCACATTTCATATGTTTCATTTTTTAAATGTTAAACTTTTTGCCAACTTTGGTAGAGTTAAAAAACTCTACCAAAGTTTTTTTTTACCTTTGCATCTCACTCCCTATTGCCTGAGGCCTAGGGTCTATTACCTAAGCCTTCACTTCCACAAAAAAAGTCTCATCTTGAGTCACCACTACTCCTATTTTTGGAAAGAAGTCAGCTATTTGCTCATTGTTGCGTTCGGCAAGTAGCTTATCTTTAGCTGGTTCTTCGGCTATGCGCACATAAGTAGGCAAAAATTCTTTCAGCAGGTTTGTTACCGTATTCCACGTAAAACCTTTTAGCGTTTTCAGTTTCGGCGTACCTGTTCGGAACCCTATGGTACCGTGCAAACTGTCAAGTGATTTCTTCTTGACAAATAAACTGTCTTTATTTGCTAATGCATAGGCTTGTAACACATCAAAATTGGTCTCTTTTATTTCTTTAAGAGTCGCCAATTCATTCGTGTATTTATTGCGTATAGCTGCAATTTGCTTCTCTATCAACGCATTTATTTTAGTCATTCGCGCCTCTGCCTTTGCATAAGTAGAAAAAGCATTCTCCATTTGTGTTTTAGTTACCCCAGTAGGGATTATTCTTTTTGTTCTTGCCATTTTTGTATTGTTTTTTAATCGTTAATTTTGAATGTAAATAGAGAGAGGTTCATAATCAATTTGTTAATCCAACCCTTGATTGGTATTACTAATTCTAAAATTCTCCCCTCCTACCCTACCTTTAGCCCATCGCTGGCTTTACCTTTTACTCACATACCCAGCTGTGAGCCCTTGCTGGCTTTACCTTTTATCTTTTACCTTTTACCTTTTATCTTATAAAGCGGGTGCTTTCTTACTGGTTGCCACTCCCTTTGCTCGTCCAGCCAAAGCAGGTGTCGCTCTTCGTCATATTTAAAGATGGGGGCACGCCAACCGTTCTGTTCCACCCACGTTTGTAGTTCTTGCACGCGAGCAGGTACCTCATTCGTACGTCCTGCGCGATATTGTGAGGTTTGTAGTCGTTCCTCAAAAGTAAGCACCTGCAAAAAACTATCAAGAGCAAGCGCTTGGGTATATTCTAAAAATCTATTCATTGTAATTTTTTTGTTATTTGTTATTTTTTCACTTTACTATTCACTTTTGCATCACTTTTCCTAATGCCTAAGGCCTGAGGCCTATTGCCTATTCTCTACAAGCCGTCCATATTTTTTCAGCTCACTCCACCAGTTCACTTTATGCCCACTAACTCTTCTGGGCAAATAGCGCACAGGCTGATGATAACTTTTGGCTTTTTCTAACAACACAACCGCTTGCTCGCGGAGCTTGCGCTGTACATACTCATAGTCGCTGACTTCATTTAAATGTATTCTCATTGTTTTTAATTTTTAATATTAATTCAATTTATAACTCTAATAATCAATCGTCACATTCTCAGCAACACTAACTTGCCGACTTTACAAGATTTCTTTTTAATAATCCCTTAAACTTCTTACGTCTTCTCACGTTAAATTGCCTCTCTACAAGGCAAAGCCCTGATTTTTTTTATTCTGAAACTAATTTGTTTTCATTTTCTAATTTCCAAATCTGCTAATTTGCTAATTTGCTAATTCCCTCCTGTCCTACATTTTTTAACTAACCTCCCCTCAACAATAATTTTTCTACTGTCATAAGGTCGATTATCCATAAAATTTTTGTACTTTTGCTCATTATTTTATTCATTTTGTTTTACGGTGCAAAATTCGAATAAATTTTCGACATACGCAAATTTTTTTCGAATTATTTTTCGTATTATTTTTTAAATTATTGATTATGAGTACAATTAATTTTCGTATAAAAGAACTGGTAGACCATTTTTCCAACGGTAATAATAGTGATTTTGCAAATAAATTAGGGGTTAATGAAGCAAATATTAGAAATTACATAGCTGGAACAGAACCTAAATTTAATGTTTTAGAAAAAATTGTTACCACTTTCGAAGTAAATTACGAATGGTTACTCACAGGTAAAGGCCCTATGTTAAAAAACAAGGAGATTGTCGAAACTCCTCGTGTAGAAATTATCAAACCTTTAAAAGTAGAAGGAAGAGATTTAACTCCCAAGGTGGTAGTGGTTGAAGAAGACGAACTTTTTAACCCCATACCCTTAGTGCCTATATACGCTCAAGCCGGCTATCTCAATGGTTATGAAGACCCCGAATACATAAAAGAACTCCCTATGTACAACCTCCCCGAAATGCGAAACGGCACTTTCAGAATGTTTCAAGTAAACGGACTCTCGATGTTCCCCACCCTGCAAGACGGCAGTTATGTGGTAGGGCAATTCGTCGAAAATTGGGAGTGGCTCTCAGATAACAGGGTGTGCGTAGTAGTTACAGAGCGCGACGGAGTGATTGTAAAACGTGTTTTAAACAAAATAAGAAAATATGGTAGTCTGTATTGCAAATCCGATAATCGCGACTACCCGCATATTACCGTTAGAGCTGAAGATATTAAAGAAGTATGGGAATGTAAAATGCACCTCTCTTTCGAGTTCCTCGACCCTATCCCTGAGTACCAAAAAATCGCCGATTTAGAAGCAAACGTTCAGTTCCTAACCGAACGTGTAGAACAATTAGAGCATCACAACAAACCTATTTTATAGCCTATCAGAATTGGTTTGCGAATCTTTTTTGTCCTACACTTTGCCAAAGTTATACTGCGTCTCGTGCCACAACCTCATATTCCCCTCATCATTCGTCCCTCGTCATTTCTTCCCTTTTCCGTCTCCACATTCCCCCTTTTGAAGGGAAGTCCGAGAGAGCGGAGTATGTGAATAGGGGGAGGTTTCTATTACACTTCCCCATTTACTAATTTTCTAATTTGCTCATTTGCTAATTCCCTAATTATCCCTTCTCCTTCCCGTCATACTCCCCCCTAGTGCCTAAGGCCTATGGCCTATCACCTATTCCTCTTTCTTTCGCCTCGAAACCCCGATTTTAACATTTTTAACCTTGTCGTATCACAGTATAAATCAATTACTTATATACCCCTTCTATACCAATCGTCCAAGATTCGTATAAGCTTCCTATAAGCTCTCTATAAGCTAACCCCACCCTTCTTACACCCTTTTTTCATCAAAAATCCCCCCTCCTCTCTTCCGTTCTTCTCCGATATCTTCCGAATTCTCCTAACAGTCCCAACACATCGCTTTTTCATCCCAAACTTTGCCAAAGTTAATCGCCCGTCGTGCTACGACCTTGGGCAAAGTTGAATAAACTAACAATCCCTCTGCTGGTTTACAAGGCGTAGCCTTGATTTTGTTTAAATTTTGTTTGATTTCTGAGGCACAGCCTCATTCCTCTAATACAACCTCACACTCCATTTTCTCATTTTCTCATTTTCTAATTTCCTAATTTACTCATTTTCTCTGCCTGTCGCTTTTACGTCGCAACTCCTAGTGCCTATGGCCTATGGCCTAAGGCCTCGCTCCTAATTTTTAACCCTTATCCTACTACGACTTGCTAATTTGCTAATTACGTCGTATCTTTGCACCCAATAATAAAAGAAAACATCAAGAATGAATACACCGCAAGAATTGTGGTGCAACAAGTAATTAGTAATAAACACCGCAAACTTTACCAAAGTTGAAACCCACTAAAAAATGACAGTAAAGATTAAAAACCTATCAAATAACGAGCTCCCTTCATATCAAACCGAAGGAGCCGCAGGCGTAGACCTAAGAGCTAATTTGCCTAGCAGCAACATCACCTTACAACCCTTAGAGCGCACCCTCGTGCCTACCGGCTTATTCTTAGAAATACCCGAAGGTTATGAAGCACAAGTGCGTCCGCGTAGCGGTATGGCAATCAAGCACGGCATTACAGTAATCAATAGCCCAGGTACTATCGATTGTGATTATCGTGGCGAGGTAAAAGTACCTATCGTAAACCTATCCAATGAACCCTTTACCATTGCCCACAGCGACCGTATTGCCCAAATGGTATTTGCCAAGTATGAAAAAGCCACTTTTGAAACTGTAACCGAGCTTTCACAAACTGAAAGAGGTGCCGGAGGCTTCGGAAGCACCGGAGGTAATTAAGCAAATAGTCTCATTGAGAAATAACATATTATGAAAAAAATCATCTTAATCCTTACAGTCTTGCTATTGGTGAGCTGTAAAACCAAACAAGCAGTGGTAACTCCCGCTGGTAGAACAAGCGTTGATAAACAAGCCAAAGAAATTATCAACCGCCACCTAAAATCGTTTCCTACTTTTAAAACACTTAGCGCTAACCTGCAAGTAACTTATAAAGACGGTAAGAATGAGCAGAGTTTGCCTCTATCTTTCCGTATGGAGAAAGACAAAACAATATGGATATCCGCTCCTTTGGGAGTAGCCAAAGCACTCATCACCCCCGAAAAAGCCGAATATTATAACCGTTTAGACAGTTCTTTTTTCAGCGGTGATTTTAGCTATATCAGCAAACTGTTAGGCATTGATGTAGGCTTTAACGAATTACAGAACCTATTATTAGGCAATGCGCTTTACAGTCTCAACTTTAAAAGCGAAGGTTTTATCAAGCTCCTCCCTGAGGACAACAACCGCTATAATATTGAAGTCACCGGCGAGTCGCCCGTAGAAGTGATTTACCGATTCCTTCCTGATAATTACCGTGTGGAGGTTACCGAAGTAAATCATTTGGGAGCAAACCAAAAGGCAATAGCAACTTACAGCTATCAGCAAGTGGGGGAACTCTTATTACCTCACACCATTAAGATAGTTGCCAGCGAGGGAGAGAATAGCACCCAAATCACTTTAGAGTTCAAAGGATTGGATTTAGATAAAAAACTGTCCTTTCCCTTTAAAATCCCATCGGGAATGAAAGAGGTAACTGGTAATAAGTAACAGGTAAAAGATGAAGTTTACTTTAAAAATCACACTGCTTTTGCTTTGCTTTCCGCTACTCCTTACAGCGCAAACTAAGCAAAAAGAATTAGAACAACGCAAGAAGGCACTGCTCGAACAAATCAAGCAGATGTCCGCTTTACGCCAACAACAAAGTCAGCAACACAAAACTACCATTCAGCAGATAGAAGTTGCTAATGAGAAGATATTAGCGCGCACACGCCTAATACAAATCAATCAGCAGCAGGCGAATTTGCTTTCTAAAGAAATAGCTGACAACGAGGAACAACTGCGTACCCTCAAAAAAGAATTGGAATACCACAAAGGCGAATACGCTAAGATTATCAAACAGTCGTTCAAAAGTAAATCGGCACAAAACCGATTGTTATTCTTGCTCTCTTCTGAAAGTTTTTCGCAAGCCTATAAGCGATTGGCTTATATGAAACAGTATGCCAACTATCGCAAAGAGCAGGTGAGCCTCATACGAGAAAAGACTGATAAAATAAAGACTATCAACAATACTTTGGTAGCCCAACGCAATACTAAAAACCAAGTATTGGAAGAGCAACGCCAAGAGCAAGCTACTTTAGAGACTGAGAAAAAGGAATTGGAAGTGTTGGCTACCAATATCCGTGCTGCAGAACGCAACTACGAAGCACAGATACGCGAGAAACAAAAACAAGCTAACGCTATCGACCGCGAAATACAGCGCCTGATTCGTTTAGCTATTATAGAGGCAAATAAACGTGAGAAAGAGCGTTTAGCTGCTTTAAACAGAGGAAAAAACGCTCCTAAAACTACTTCTTCTCCTTCCTCAGGTTCTAATACTGAAATTATTTTTGTACTTACTCCCGAATCGCGTAAAGTAGCCGATAGCTTCGAAGCCAACAAGGGTAATCTTATTTGGCCAGTGGCAAAGGGCTACAAATCGCAAGGTTTTGGGGTGTATTACGACCCTGTATATCCTGAGTTGCAACATTATAATAATGGGGTAACCATTGCTACTGAAAAAGGTTCAGAAGCCCGTTGTGTGTTTGAAGGCGAAGTATCAGCCATACAATCGATACCAGGAAGTAACAAAGTGGTGCAAGTGCGACACGGTAACTACATCACTATTTATTACAATCTCACTGATGTGTATGTAAAGAAAGGAGATAAGGTAAAAGCCAAAGAGCCTCTTGGCAAGATCTTCACCGATAGCAATGGCAAGACTGAAATGAAGTTCTTTATATATAAAAACACTACCCGCCTCAACCCCGAATTCTGGATACATAAAATGTAATAACATAAGAAAATCCCTACAAAAGAAAATAACCTTTTGTAGGGATTTTTATTTGAGTCCTATTGTAAGTTCCAGTAGTAAGTTAAATATTTAGTGCTATGTTATGTTTTTTTCTTCTTATCATAATTGCCCTCCTAAAAATTATTCCTTTTTATAACTCGCAATTATTTTATATATTTGCACTGGAAATGGTTAAAAAAATAGAAAATGGCAAGACAATTTGAATCTAAATTTGAAAGGATAAATATTACATCAGTAGAAGAATTTATCAGTGAAATCAAGAGGTTAGAGCCTACTGAAAATACTTTTTTTAGAGGTCATAGCAATCAAATATACTCTTTAGAGCCAAGTATTTACAGGTGGAATGTTAGTAAGGAATGGGAGATATATCGCCAAACAATAACCTGCTATCCTTCCTCTTTTGAAGGAAAAAACACAATTGACACATTGTCATTTATGCAACACTATGGTATCCCCACAAGATTATTAGATATTACTTCTAATCCTCTTGTAGCTTTGTATTTTGCTTGCTTAGAAGGTGATGAAGATGCCGAAGTGATTGTTCTCAACATTCCTACAGAAAGTATATGTTATTACGATAGTGATAAAGTAGCTATTTTAGCTAATATAGCAAAATGCAAAGAACTTTCTTATCATAGAGAAGAATGTAATACCATAGCTTGTTATGATACTTTAATAGAGCGTTTGGACTCTTTTCGTAAATATAACCTTGAAAGAGTAAAAAATCCCATAGATTTAACTAAAAAGGAAGAAGAACTGAAGAAATATATTAGTTCTTGGGTAAGTGGTTTAATGTTTAATGATGATGATGATGATTTTTGTGCTTTGGAGAAGTATGCTAAAAAGCTTTTGAAAGGGCGAAAAGCTAATGAACAACAGAAGAATGCTTTAATTAATGATTTAATAGAAAGGTTACGATGGCTTGCTGAAATAGAGAAGGAAAAACGAATAGAAAATTTTAATAATCTTTATCTTAGGCAATTGTTAAGCTTTATAAGGCAAGAAAAACCTAATTTTGAAGCTAAAATAAATCCTTGTGATTTGGGAAAAGTTTTAGCAGTACTCCCTAAATTAGATAATTTAAGAATAGCACGCCAACAAGGAGCTTTCTTAATTTTTGGTTCAGATAGCAATGATGAAGAGTATGAATATTCTTTTGATAATAACGAAATTATAGACTGCTATAGACCTCTAAAACCTATGCGTCAAGTAGAAGATAAATGGATTGTAAGAGGACTAAAGAGTAATCCTCAAAATTCTGTAAGGCTTATTATCAAAGGAGATAAAAAGGAAGAAATTTTGAAAATATTATCTTATTTAGGATTTAATAAAATGACATTATTTCCTGAAATAGAAAAAGTTGCTGAATATATAAAGAGTAAGTATTAAAAAGATTTTGTAGAATAAAATCAAGAAGCAAAAGGTACAAACTTGTGTCAGATTTTAGAGAATTATCTGCCCCGTCCGACAAGTCCGTCTTGTCCGATATCTTGCTAATATGAGTTCTCTCCCCCTAAAACAAACTCAACTGTTCTACGGGCAGTAGTTGAAATGTTTTGCGGTGGTGCTCAGTAGCACCGTGCTCGGCGATAGCTTTGCGGTGTTCGGGGGTGGGATAACCTTTGTTTTGCTGCCAATGGTATTCAGGAAACTGCTGGGCAAGGTCTTCCATATAGGCATCGCGGTAGGTTTTCGCAAGTATCGAGGCCGCTGCGATGGTTTGTATTTTGCCGTCTCCTTTTACTACACAAGCGTAAGGTATTTTCTGGTAAGGCACAAACTTATTGCCGTCTACCACAATAAAATCAGGGGTTATTTTGAGCTGAGCAATAGCGCGGTGCATAGCCGTAATAGAAGCGCGAAGAATATTCAGTTCGTCTATTTCGGCAGGGAGTACGTGACAAACAGCATACGCTACTGCCTCGCGCTCAATGATAGGTCGCAAGAGGTTGCGCTGTTTTTCGGTGAGTTGTTTAGAGTCGGTGAGAAGGTCGTTTTTGAAGTCGGAGGGCAATATCACAGCTGCTGCTGTTACGGGACCCGCTAAACAACCGCGCCCCGCCTCATCAGTACCCGCTTCTAATGAAGAATGATAGAATAATTGTAACATAGGTAAGAGATAAGAGGTAAGAGATATAAGTAGTTGAAAAAAGTGAAGAATATCTATTCCCTCCCTTATAAAAAGCAATAGAGGCTGTCCGAAAAGTCTAAAAATCGCTTTTGCATCATAAACTTTGTCAAAGTCCCAAAACTTTGACAAAGTCTATAAACCTGATAATCAACCACTTTTAGTCACGTTGTAAGGGCGTTTTGCAAACGCCCCACAAAATGAAACTTTTAGGACAGCCTCTTAATTTTATTTTTGTGTAATGAATCTCGAATAGTAGCTTACATCAAATATTTCATTTGTCCCTGAAATTTCGTTGTAGGTAGCTACGCTAATAACAGATAAGGCTATGATTCCTGCAAAAAACAGCACTTTTCTTTCTGAAAATATAGCACAATACACTAAATATACAACAGCAGGTACAAAAAGCAAATAAGGAAGTACTACCCTTATATTGTTGAGAAACAAAGCAGCTATCATTAAAATTAACAGAAAAGGAGCGTGCATAAGTAATAATCCCTTGCGTGTTTCCTCTTTACTTTTTCTTCTGAACAAAAAGTAAGAAACTGTTGCCGATAGTATCAGAAATACAACTAACATATAAGGTAGGTATCCGTTGAAGATAAATCCCGCTAAAATGTAAAGCGATACGACTATCAAGTTGTTTTTAAGAGTCTGTTTCATAATATGATTACTTTTAAGATTAGAGTACAAACCTATATAATAAGAACCAAACAAACAAACAATTAACAAAGTTTAACTTTTTAACAGAAGTAAAAACAAAGAATAATTACTGTGCCAAACTATTGTTTTTCTTTGTCCTATCACATATTTTTACCGTTTTTTCTGCAACTCTATTTTAAGGATAAGACAATTCTTACCTCTTACCTCTTATCTCTTACCTAAAATAAGCGTCGAGCAGTTGCCTCCAAAGCCAAAAGAGTTAGAAAGCACGTGTTGTATAGGTTTGTGTTTCAGTTCGGTTTGTGGACGGATAGGCACTTCTTCCATTGGAGTGCTGAAGTTCAGGTTAGGGAATACCACCCCGTGTTGTAAAGCTAAAACACTAAATACTGCTTCTACTGCCGAAGCTACTGCCAAAGTATGCCCCGTAAAGGCTTTGGTAGAACTAAAATCGGGGACGTGCTCGCCAAAGATACGCATTAAGGCGCGACTTTCGGAGAGATCGTTGTTTACGGTAGCCCGGCCG